ATCAAGAGTTCTTGCTGAAACTGCTGACCAGCAAAGACAGTTTTGTACGTAAAAAGATCATTGATCAAAACTTGAGTTATTTGAATGCACGACTCACACACTATTTGGATCGTATTGGATTGCCGCACACTGTGAAGTTCCAAAACGATTTGAGTGTGAGCATTGAAGAACTAGGCCGTGAACTGGACTTTGATAACTTGAGTCGTGGTGAACGCAATCGGTTGATACTCAGTATGAGTTGGGCATTCCGTGATGTGTGGGAAAGTTTGTATCACCCCATCAACATCTTGTTCATTGACGAGATGATTGACTCTGGACTAGACACCCAAGGGGTAGAAGCCAGTTTGGCGCTGTTGAAGAAGATGACTCGTGAACGCCACAAGAGTATATGGCTTGTAAGCCATAGAGATGAACTTGCAGGACGAGTGGAAAATATTTTAAAAGTTGTCAAAGAAAACGGTTTTACCAGTTATAACACGGATGTAGACATTTCTTAATTAATATGATTCATGCAATAATTTTAACAGTACCAAGAAAAGCTGCGGTTCGTCCTGCGGCTGCTCCTGCTATTATTAAACAAATATTCAACAAGCATGGCGTATCCAGCAAATGTCTAGATATAAATTTAGATTATTTCACAAGATTTCAACAACAGTGTGATCCTGTGTTATGGAATGAAATTGATGAGCACTTGTTTATCAAAAACAAACAACTCAGTGTAAGTGCTCAAATAGAATTTGATCAGCTTATTCAACACTGGATTGAATTAATTTCTGCATATCAACCCAAACAATTGTTGATCAGTGTGTTCAGTTGGCAAGCACAACGATTCACTGAAAAATTCTTAGAAAAATTTAGAACACAGTATATTTGTGAAGTTATCATAGGCGGCCAAGGACTCATACGTGAGGAAAATGGAAGTTTTGCAGATCGTCCAACTTTTGCACATTATCTCAAGCAACTTGGCTTGATTGATCATTGGATACGCGGTGAGGCCGAAACTACTATACCAGCAATCATACAAGGCAACTACAATGTGGCCGGAATAGATACTGATTTTTTTGCCGAACGTAGCAACATTGCCGACCAGCCTGTGATGGATTTTAGCGATTTCAACATACAGTCATATAAAAATGGCAGTAAACATGGTGTGCTACCAATAGAAAGTTCTAGAGGTTGTATTAGAAAATGTGTGTTTTGTGATATTCCTACTATACATGGCGGATTCCGAGTCAAATCAGGATCACAACTGGCCAATGAAATGATTCACTACTATGAACAATACGGGGTGAGAGATTTCTTTTTTCACGATGCATTGTGCAATGGTAGCATGAAAGATTTTCGACAGTTCAATCGAACATTGATAGACTATTATGAATCTCACAATCTTCCTGACAGGCATTTTGCCTACAGCAGTCATGCTATTGTGCGTAGACCCGGTGCTATGAAACCTATAGATTTTGAACACATGGCACGAGCAGGTGCAGAGACCATGGTATTGGGTATCGAGAGTGGCAGTGATCGAGTGCTGGCTGACATGCGCAAAGATTTTACCATAGCCGATCTTGACTACAACATGGCACAGTACAGCAAAAACAAAATGCAGGTTTATTTTTTAATGATCACTGGGTTTCCTACAGAGACCGAAGAGGACCATCAGGCATCGTTGGACCTGCTGACCAAGTATCAACGATTTGTAGCAGATGGTACCATCATTGGTGTCAACTTAGGTACCACACTGACCATAGAGCAAGGCACACCCATGTTTGATCAGCCCAATACACTGAACATAATTGGCATCAACAATCAGCAGCCGCAAGGTGCAGATTGGATGTGTACAACCAATCCTGAATTAACATATAAAAAACGTATCATGCGCAGGATACAGGTACAAGAACATTGTGAACAGTTGGGATACACATTCTGGAAAGGCGATGATCAACTCAAGACGCTGATGGACAAGTATCAAGAACGCTTGGCTAGAATTCAGGAGTTGGTGCATTGAAAATTCAATTGAATTTTGCTGTAGAACGAAGACTGGGCGATCCTTTGATCAAGGTCACCATTGACGACTACATGTTGTTGTATGATGGCATTGCACAGGACAATTTGGAATTTGACGTGCCGCTGACTGACGGCAATCACGAATTAAAAATAACACACCATGGCAAAACTGTGCATGACCATGTGTTAAACTCAGATGGCAGTATTGCCATAGACAAACACATAGAAATAGTTGGAATACACTTAGACCATACCCCGTTGACCAATGAATTATGGTTGGGTAAGTTTTTTCCTGTGTACATGCACAAAGCCGACAACGAACCGTATTCAATATGTCCCAATTTGTATCTGGGGCACAATGGCACATGGGTGCTAGAGTTTGCAACTCCTGCATTGAAATGGTTGATTGACATCAGGCGCCCAGGTCCACAATTGGGCAATACTATTTTTAAAACCAATCATCAGGTGCTCCAAGAAATCAAAAATATATTTGAGAATTTGCCCGATGTTTGATTACAACAGTATCACTGAATATCAAATTGAGATTACAACATATTGTAATGCAGCCTGTCCTCAGTGCCCTCGCAATAACTTGGGAACAGGCATCAATCCCTACATGCCACTCACTCACTTGCCACGTGTGACAATTGATCAAGCATTCAGCACTGAATTGTGTCAACAGTTACGACAAGTGTTTTTCTGTGGCAGTTACGGTGATCCCATAATGCATCCAGATTTCTTGGACATCTTGCGTGACTTTAGGCGCAAGAGCCCTACCTTGTGGTTGTACATACACACCAATGGAGGAGTGCATGACCCTGAGTACTGGGCAGAAATAGCTGCTATCATGAACGGCTACGGTCAGATAGACTTTGGTATTGATGGGCTGGCAGACACTTTACATCTGTATAGAAAGAATGTAAAATACAGCAAAGTCATCGACAATGCGCGAGCATTTATCAATGCAGGCGGACGAGCACAATGGAACTTTATTGTTTTTAAACACAATGAATATCAAGTTGATCTAATCAAGCAGTATAGTCGAGCACTTGGCTTTCACAATGTTTTGATTAGAAAGACTGGAAGATTTTTAAATCATAACACTATGACTGAAATGAATTCGTGGCCTGTGGCTGGTGCTGATTATGTGTTGGAGCCACCCAGCAATGAAAAATATCAAAATCATAGTATGCAATACCTGCCTGAGTTAAAGAAAAAATATATCAATATCAAAGAATATTTTGACTCTACACCGATACAATGTGATGCACTGGCTGGAAAAAAAGTTGCTGTTAATGCCGAAGGCGTGGTGTTGCCTTGTAATTTTTTCAATCACAATTTGTATGATGCAAGATTTAGAGATGGCACATTGCCTGATGCAAACTCATTGAGCACAGTGAGCGGTAAAAACCAAGTGCGTGAATTTTTAGAACGTTATGGATTAAACAATCTAAACATACACAACAAGACATTGCCAGAAATATTTGCCAATGAGTTTTGGCAAGATCTAGTAGAATCATTCAACAACCACAACAGACTATTTGAATGCGCAATGACCTGTGGTGAAAAATTTACAAAAGTATGGGATCAATCACGATGAAAATGTTAATAACAGGCGGTAATCGAGGACTGGGCAAGCACCTAGTGGATGTGTTTGGTGCAGACAGCGTAAGCAGAGCCACAAACTTGGACATTACCAACGAACAAGCAGTCAAGCTGATTGCTCAACAAAGTTTGAATTATGATGTGTTTGTGAATAATGCATTTGATGGTCCTCCGCAAGAGGCCTGGGCTAACTTTGCGCAAACAAATTTGTACATGGCTGTGTACGACAAGTGGAAAGATGCCGGCAAGAGCGGACATATTTTCAACATTGGTTCAGTGGGCGAAAAACATGTTGTTGCCGCTGAACCTAGGTTTGAAACATACCGTGTGGCCAAAACAGCACTGGCACATGCCAGCCGGCAAGGCACCCAGTCATTCAAACAAAATTTAGTGCAGTTTAGAACCACGCTGATCACACCAGATCGCTTGGATACAGAATTAAGCCGTAGTCGCCCTAATTGGACAGGCAACGGCATAGTATTAACAGATATCAGCAATTTTATACGATACGCTACTGAAGTGTCCCCAAACACTGTGGTAGAAGAGGCAACTTTTTACGTGAACTTTGAACACAAGGCATAACTATAACACGAAAGGCAATTCCCGAACACACATGACATGGCTTTATCAAGACACCCCAGTTGAGACACTGCCTGAAGAATGTGTGGGATTTGTTTATCAGATCACAAATAATCTATCTGGACGCAAGTACATAGGCAAAAAATTAGCGAAATTTAGTAAAACAACGTACAAGACAGTAAAACAAAAGAACGGCATCAAAAAGCGGAAGAAGATACGCACCAAGATCGATTCAGATTGGCGTGAGTACTACGGGTCAAGCCCAGAATTAACCGCAGACGTAATC